GCAGGAGTTGGCACATTAGTTCACCCTTCTTTTGGCGATTTAGAAGTTGTCGTTGTTGGCTATACATTCGCTGAGAGCATCAAGGAGCTAGGCATAACTAAATTCACAATAAATTTTGAAGTAGCTTCTCAAAATGTTTTGCCAACTAAAATAACTGCAACCAAAGGTTTTTTAGCAAAATTAAAATCAGACATTCTTGGCAAAAATGAAAAAGCTTTTGATGATGGCTGGAAGTCGGTAAAAAATGCCAAGGCAAAATTTGATTCAGGAGTTAAAACATTAAAAAAAACTGCGAACAAAATAAATAATATTGCTAAACAAATTCAAGGTGCTGGCGATAGCTTCGCCGATTTAACAACTTCATTAAATCAAATTGTCAATAGTGCAAATAAATTAGTGCAATCTCCATCGATACTAGCCTCAAACTTACGAACTTCTTTTGATAATCTAGGAGTTGCCTTTAAAAACTCAAAAGATTTATTTAATACAACTAAAAAACTATTCGGCTTTAATGAAAGCGATCAAATCATTGTGGGTAATTCACAAATTCAAAAAGACATTAAAACAAATCAAGATCAATTAAATAATTTTGTCAATGTTGCCGTGCTTGCCACTGCCTACGATGCCTCGGTTAACATAGAATATAATAATTTGCAAGAATTAAATCAAGTTATTGCTGATTTAGAAAATGGATTTAATCAATTACCAAATAGTATTGATAAAAGTTTGCGAGATACATTATTGCAAATGAAAATTGAGGCTAACAATATATTTTCTCAATTAGCAATTAGCTTGCCAAATGTTGCTAGTTATAATGTTATTAACCCAATTAGCTTAAATGCACTTATTTTTAAATTATATGGCTCCCTAGAATTAAAAGAAACAATAAGATTATTAAACAATTTTAGCGATACTTCACAAATTCAAGGCAATATAAAAATTTTGACAAATGTTTAACAATAATATTTATCTTGAAGTTGATGGCGTTAAATACGAAGGTTTTACCGACATTGCCGTTAATTCAGCAATGGAAAATTTCTCCTCTTCTTTTTCATTTACAACCACTGTTAAAGAAACTAAATCTGGTAGGCTTATAAATGACATTAAATTAGGGCAAAAAGCAAGAGTTTTTATCGATGACATATTAATAACAACTGGCTTTATTGAAGAATTAGATAAAGAAGTTTCGCCAAGTTCACATTCTAAAACGGCATCAGGGCGGGATATTGGCGGAGATATTATTGACTCAGATATTATTCAAAAATCTTACAATCAAAGAAATTTTGAAAGTCTTGTTAATCTTGTTTTAAAAGATAATGGGTTTTTAATAAAAGTGATTAATAAAGTTGGCATATTAAATTTAGAAACAAAAGAAACGATAAAGACGGAGCTAAGGCAGTCTATTTTTAATTTTTTAGATCAGTATGCCAAAAAATTACAAGTATTGTTAAAAATGGATAAAAACGGCAATTTAAATATTATTCGCGAAGATAATGAGGTTGTTAAAAATATGTTAATTAATAATCACACTGCAAACACAAACATTTTAGCATCAAGATTAAAATTATCAACAATAGATAGATTTAATGTTATTGAAGTATATTCACAAGGCAATAATAAAACTCATACTAAAACAGGTATTTCACAAAAAGGGAGGGCTGTTGATCCACAAATTAGATCAACTAGAAGAAAGATATTGACAATGGATACTGCAAGCGAAAGCAAAGCATTAAAGGCTCTAGCCGAATGGAATATACAAGTTAGAAAGGCAAAGGGCTCAAGATATACTTGCACAACTCTTGGCTATTATTCTAGTAATAATACATTATGGCAACCTAATACTCTTGTTGATATAATTGATTATGATATGGAGGTGCAGGGAACTTTTTTGATTCAAGGTGTTACATTTCGTCAAAACTTACAAGGTTCATTTACTGATCTTGATATCGTAGAGCAAGGTTCTTTTAGTGTAGGCAAAATAAACAATCTTGGAAACAGTTTTGCCGATGATTTAATTATTTATTAAGCAATTAATCCGTGATTTTTTAAAGCTGTAATTATACTTGCAATCGCAACTCTTGATTCTGCATCTATTATCGTTCCGCCAGCAGGATTGTTAATTGTTGCTTGTTGACTGCCAACAACTTTAATATTATTCACTTTGTAAGATAAGGCATTGAAAGATTTGTCGCAGTCAGTATCACCTACAATACTATTTTTGCCACTTCCTGCTTTAAAACCATTTTTAGAAACTCTGTTTTTTAATTCGCTATCACCATCTTCGAGAATTGATTGTGTAGCTACCTCGTAAGGTATGCCAAATAAATTTGTTTTACTACCATTACAACCAAGCAATAAAATAAGTGTTGTATCTGATGGCTTAACTTGTGATTGTGAGCCGTAAGGATAAAGTAATAATACATCGTCATAGACTTCATTATACATTGAAACAACCGTTGCATAAGTGCCATCGGTTTTTGTAATATAACCTTTTAAAATCATAGTTTTTTCTAGTGCTTTTTTAACAAAATATTTTATCTTATAATTCTAATTTTTTTAAAATAAAATGGCAATAGATTTTAAACTCACATATAAAAAAGGTTATTGGGATCTAGACATTGAGAATGGCGATATTGCCAAAACCGATAGTCTAGATACTGCCGTTTATATGTCAGTTTTTTGCGAAAAAAGAAGTAATAAAGTAAGCGAGCCAACATTAAGGCGAGGACACTTTACAAATGCTTTTAATCGTGTTGCTGGCTATGAAATAGGTTCTTTGTTGTGGTTATATACAACACAAGCCAAACAAACTCAATCTAATCTAACAATGATTGAAACATCAATAAAAGACGGTCTAAAATGGATGATTGACGATGGTATAGTTAGTAAAATAAATGTTAAAGCCACTAAACAAGATACAAAAGTTAATGTTGAAATAGATTTAATAAATAAATTACAAGTCAACAGTAAATATTATAATCTTTTTTTAAATTTATAAATGGCAATTGAGTTCTCAACAATATCACAAATTCAAGAAAGACTTGCAAATGCCTTTATTCTTGCCGTAAATTCAGGACAGCTTGATACATCAAAGCAAATAGACCCTAATATTAGAAATTCTTTTGCTTTGGGATTGGTTAAATCAATGTCGGCTGGTTTTGATGAAAATAACGATAATATCAAAGAAGTTTTAAAACAACTATTTCCACAAACTGCAACCGATGAGTATTTAGAATTATGGGCTTCTTGGTTTGGCATTACTAGAAAAGATCCAGTGAAAGCCGAAGGTTATGCTGTTTTTACAGGCACTGCTTCAACAACAATTCCTAATACAACCACAATTCAAAAAGCTGATGGCACACAATATGAAACCCAAACAAGTGCAACAATATCGGCTCAAACAATAGGTATAACAACATTGACTAGAAGTGGAAGCACTGCAACGGCAACAACCACCGCTAATCATAATTTAGCAACAGGAGTATCCGTTACCATCGCTGGAGCTTCTCAAACCGAATACAATATTACTGCAACAATTAATGTTATTTCAAACACTCAATTTACCTACACAATAAGCGGAACACCTGTAAGCCCTGCCACTGGCACAATAACTGCAAGCTTTACTTCTGCATTTGTTGCAATAAAAGCTGTTAATTATGGTGTAAATGGCAATTCTGCTGGCGGTTCTCAATTAACTTTAATAAGTCCAATAGTTGATGTCAATGATAATTGCTATTTAAGTTATGATGGTTTGACACTTGGTTTAGATGCTGAAACTGACGACGAATTAAGAAGTCGCTTAAATCAAAGATGTGCGAACTTTACCGCTCCATTTACAGCTTCTGGATTACCAGTTTTTATTAAAGAAAAAATTGCTGGTATTATTAGGGTTTGGGTTCAAACTGCAACACCATCTGCGGGTTATGTGACCATTTACTTTACTCGTGATAATGATGCAAACATAATTCCCACCAGTTCGCAAGTAAATGCTGTTAAAAATGCAATCATTGATGTTGACACTGGCATTAAGCCAGCAAATACTCCAGATAATTATGTTATAGTATCTTCACCAACTGCCGTGCCAATTGCAATAACATTCGCAACATTAAGCCCAAACACCGTAGCAATGAAAACTGCTATTACAACAACTCTTACCGATTATTTTAAAAGCCCTTCAATCAACGTTGGTGGTGATATTACATTAAATGAAATCAATGCTTTAATTTATGGTGTTATTGATGAAGATGGCAACTCGCCAACTTTTACATTATCGGCACCATCCAGCACAACAGTGATTAGCGATTCACAATTAGCAATTTTAGGAACTATAACTTATCCATAATGTTAAAAGAAATAAGTCAAACACAACAAGCAGATATTTTATCGCAATATTTAAGAGACGATAGACTGCACGAAGCTAAAAACACAGAGGATTCAACATTAAGAAGAATATTAATAGGCTTGGCTAGTGAATGGTTAAATTTTAGAAATAAAATAAATGAAGTTTCTAATGAGTATAATTTGCAAAAAACAACAGCATTAATTCAAGAGTGGGAAGGATTTGTTGGCATTCCTGATTCTTGCATTCCAGTAGCTTCAACAATTGAGCAAAGAAGGTTAAATGTTTTGCTAAAACTCGCTGGCATCAATGCCACAACCGAAAGTCAATTTAAAAAAATTGCCGAAATTCTTGGCTACAACATACAAGTTTCGAATGGAGTTTCAACCTCATCATTCCCATTAACTTTGCCTTTTTTGTTGATTAGTCAAGATTCAGCACCATTTACAATTGTTATTACATTGCCAAGCTCTATACAGCCAAATGGCTTTGCTTTAACATTCCCTTTTACTTTAATATCTCAACAACCAGCAATTTTGGATTGTTTATTTAACAAGCTAAAACCAGCAAATACTCAATTATTTTTTAGGTATTCTAATGCTTTATAATTTTAATTTAAAAAACTATGTCTGATTTTAACACATCAAAAATTGATGGCAACACAGTGGCGAGTGCGGAATGGAACCAACTTGCCGATGTTGATAATTTAGTTATTAACTCTGGTCAAACTCCTTCAACTTCTAATTTAGATCAGCTTGCAATAGCTTCTGCAAGATATTCAAGTGGAGGTCAATTTTTTACCGATTCAGGGACTGCGAATGCTTATGTATTAACACCAGTTTCACCTTTTAAATCACCGGTTTCAAGTGGAGCTGGCGAAGGTTATTTTAATGGAATGATTATTATCTTTCGTGCTGGCAATGCCAATAGCGGAGCTTCAACAGTCAATGTCAATGGTGCTGGTGTAAAAAATCTTAAAAAAGCCGATGGAACTGATGTTGTGACTGGTGATATTTTAACAACTGTGGATGTTGTTTTTAGATATAATGGGACTGACTTTATTAAACTAGAAGGTGTTAATCGAGCAACAAAAACAAGTTATGGCACTTCACAAATTGTAAATGGTCCAATAGCTTTTGGTCTTAATTCAACCGATCCTAATAACGATGTAGATTTTTTTGCTAATAGTTTTTATTTTGATGATGGCAGTGGTTCTGCAACATTAACAAGTAATTTAACAAAAAGACTTGATGCAAACTGGGTAGCAGGCACTAATCAAGGTGGTTTAGATACAGGCACAAAAGCTATTAACACTTGGTATTATGGTTATGCTATATACAATCCAACAACAAATGTTGCTGATATTATTTTTAGTGCAAGCCCTACAAGTCCTACATTGCCAAGCGGTTTTACTAAAAAAAGAAGAATTAAAGGGGCTTTTTTCTTAACAAATGCTAGTGCAAATATTCGTGGGTTTGTATATTTTGCAGAAGGAGGTCAGTATATATGGGCAAGTCCAATCACAGTTCATTTTTCACAAAATACTAGTGGATCTGGAATTAATAATGTTAGTGTGCCATATTTATACGGAATGGTTGCTTATGTGCAGGTGCAAGGACTTAATGATGCAACTAATGCCTTTGCATACACAACCATTTCGTCAGGTGGAATGACTATTGATTCAGGCAATACTTCTAATGGTAGCTCTATAAATAATGGTGAATTACCTATTTTAAATAATACATCAAGTGCATCTATTACTTGGGGTGGTGCCGCTGCTAGAAGAAATTATATTTACACTTACGGTTTTATTGACACAACAAATTATTAATTTATGATCTATTTACAAAATATAACAACAAAAGAAATTATAGAATTTGCTAACGAAGATAGTATTGGTTTAAATTATGCTACTGGTTGGCAAATTGCCGATGATAAATTAGTGCAATCTTATTTATTATCAAAAGCAAAAGAATTAAAATTTGCCGAAATAAAAACAAAAAGAGATAAAGCTTTAAATAGCAATATTATTTTTGATAGTCAAGAATATAAAGGCACTGAAAATGCCAGAACTTTATTTTGCACTAGATTTAATTTAAGCATATTTCCTATTGAATGGAGACTTGCTGATGATATAACTTGGGTTATTTTAGATAAAGAAAAATCAACTGGTTTAGCAAATGCTTTTTTTAATAATAGTTCTAGTGTATATCAAAAAGAAAGTGCTTTTTTAACAACTTTAAACAATGCAATAACTATTGACGATATTAATAAGATTATTGTAAATTATTAAATATGTTTTCAACTACACTTACAAACAATAGAGTTATTAATGGAGCGGTGGTAAAGTATAAAACCCAAGGTAAAATTTTAACTTTACAAATAGAGGGCAATCATCTTATTGCACTTAATACTTATTGTAAAATAAATATTACTGGACTTGATGTTGTTGATTATGTAAATAATAATGATATTTTTAATGGCACTAAAATTTTTGAAGCCGTTAGTAATAATATTCTTGAAGCAACTGTTGTTTTGTCGGCAGTCTATGATAATATAAATATAAGTTTGCAAGTTGTAAGTGGAACCCCAGTTGTAATTACTGCAAATAATAGTTGGATAATTAATTGCGATAAAATAAAAGAATTTAACTTTAAATTAATCAATTCTAATATTGTTAATTTTAATTCAGCATCAATAGAAATTGTTGCGACAACTAGCAATGGCACAATAACAATAGGCGATGAATATAATGATGGCACTGGATCTTTATTTAGTTTGCATGAAAAATATTTAGAATTTTATAAATATCAAACATTTACTTTGCAATTAAAAAATAGTCCTAATTCTGCAACAAATATACCAATTATTATTGAGCCAGTATTATGACAACACAAGGTTATTTTGAAAATAAATATTTAACAAGACGAGATCTTAATGATGAAATAAAAAAAATGGTAAAAGATGAAGTTAATCTTATTTCTTCAATAAAAGGAGAGGTGGATTATTTTGCTGACTTACCTACTGCATCAACACATAATAACGAAATATGGCTTGTTAGATATGCTACCACTTTTTTAGGCATTATTACAAAACAAGCAGGTTTATATATAAGTGATGGCACAAATTGGAAATGGATGACTTCATTAGATGCAAAAGCTGATAAAACAATAACAATAGATACTGGTAATGGTTTAGCTGGTGGTGGTGATTTATCTGCAAACCGCACAATTTCACATGCCGATACTTCAACACAAGCTAACATTGTCAATACTGATGGCAATGTTATACAATCTGCGAATTTAGATGATTTTGGGCATATTACAAGTTTTTCTAGTATTAATTTAGACAATAGATATACTTTTAAAAATAATGCAATCACTGGTGCCACAAAAACAAAAATAACCTATGATAGCAAAGGCTTAATTACTGCTGGTGCCGATGCTACAACCGACGATATTATAGAGGGCACAAATCAATATTTTACACAAACAAGAGCAAGAAATTCAATTAGTGTCAATTCAATTGGCAGTAGTGGAGTTGCTACTTATGATGCTTTAACTGGTGTAATTGCAGTGCCTAATTATGGTCTTGGTAATTCTGCTACTGCCACGGCTTTACAAAATGCAAGATTAATAAATGGAGTGTCTTTTGATGGCACTGCAAATATAACTATTGCCGATAGCACTAAACAACCATTAAATACTAATTTAACAAATATAGGTGCTTTGGCTAATTCTACTGGTTTATTATATAACAATGGGACTGGTGGTTTTAGTTATTTAAGTGCCACAACAACAAATATTAGTGAAGGCACTAATTTATATTATACAAATGCAAGAGCGATATCTTCGCTTTTAACTGGTTATGTTAGTGGTGCTGGCACTATAAGTGCAACCGATACAATATTAAGTGCTATACAAAAATTAAATGGCAATATTAGTGCTTTAACAACTAGTGTATCAAGTGTTTTTGGCAGGACTGGGGCAGTCGTTGCTATTAAAGGTGATTATAATTTAAATTTACTTGGAGATGTAGTTATCACAACTCCAACAAGCGGTCAAGTATTAAAATATAACGGCACAAACTGGGTCAATAATAGCGATACTGACACTGGCATAACTTCATTAAATGGTTTAACCGCTTTAACTCAAACATTTGCAATTGGCACAACAGGAACTAATTTTAATATATCATCATCAACATCAACACATACTTTTAATTTACCTACTGCTTCGGCAACAAATAGAGGTGCTTTATCATCTACTGATTGGTCTACTTTTAACAACAAAGAAAATGTTTTAACTTTTTCTACTCCTTTATCAAGAGCAACTAATACAATATCAATTAGCCAAGCAAATTCAACAACGAATGGCTTTTTATCATCTACCGACTGGTCTACATTTAATAATAAACAAAATGCTATCACTTTAACAACAACTGGCAGTAGTGGGGCATCTACTTTTGCAAGCAACACACTTAACATCCCTAATTATACTCTCGCAGGTCTTGGCGGTCAACCTCAACTAAATGGCACTGGTTTTGTAAAGGCAAGTGGCACAACTATTAGTTATGATAATAACACATATTTAACAGCAAATCAATCAATTACTTTAAGTGGCGATATATCAGGAACTGGCACAACTGCAATAACAACAACATTAGCTAATAGTGGGGTGACTGCTGGCACATATCAAAGCGCAACAGTAATCAGAACATTTACAGTAGATAGTAAAGGCAGATTAACATCAGTAGGAGCGGCAACAACAATAACTCCTGCTTTTTCTAGTATAACAAGCAAACCAACGACAATCTCTGGTTATGGCATAACTGATGGGGTTACTTTAACAGACACACAAACATTAACAAATAAAAGTTTAAGCGACAGCACAACATTTATAATTAATTCCATTGACACAACAAAAAAAGCAACTTTTGATGCGGCAAGTATTACGACCGCAACAACAAGAACTTATACTTTACCTAATGTTAATGGAACTTTAATTACAACTGGTGATACTGGCACAGTATCTAATACTATGCTTGCTGGCTCTATTGCCGACACTAAATTAAATACAATATCAACTGCTGGCAAAGTTGCTAATTCCGCAACAACTGCAACAAATACTAATACTTCTAATGCAATTGTATCAAGAGATGCGAGTGGCAATTTTAGTGCAGGCAATATAACGGCAAATTTAAGTGGCAATTCTGCTACTGCTACTGCATTGCAAACGGCTAGAACAATCAATGGAGTGCCTTTTAACGGCACAGCAAATATAACTGTTGCAGACTCAACAAAACTACCGCTGACTGGTGGAACCGTTAGTGGAAATTTAACACTCACAGGCAGTTTCTCGACTGGTGATTTTTTAGGCGGAACCACGGCATATTTTGGTGCCGGAAAAGTGCGAATTGGTGGAGGTCTTGACAATGGTGCAAATACTGTTCTTTCATTAGCCCCCGGTGTTGTGCAGTTTGATGCGCCAGGTGTAGTGGGCGGTAGGCTCATTATTGATTCGAATGGTAATTTTCTAATTGGCAACCCTTCAAATACAACTTCAAAATTGAGTGTTAATGGTGTAGGGAATTTTGCAGGAAGCCTAAGCGTGAATGGCGTAAGTTATCAAGGTGCTAGTGCAATAACCACTCTTAACACCACAAGCACTTTAACGATTGCTCAGCTATTAACGCTGGTTATTCAATCAACGCCAACAGCGGCAATAACGTTCACACTACCAACAGGAACATCAGTAGATGCCGGCATTTTATCATCGGCACTAGAAACCAACCGAAGTTTCACATGGTCAGTGGTTAACTTGGCAGGTTTCGCCATAACAATGGCTGGCAACACTGGTAATACTTATGTTGGCAATGCAACTATTGCAGCCAACACCAGCGCAAGTTTCAGAACTATTAAAACGGCGGTAAATACGTTTACAACTTACAGGATTTAATATGATTAATTTAATTAAAACAATGTTTATAACCCCCGGAGGCACATTATCAAGCAAAAGAACAATTGGCTTTTTAATGATTACTTTGGCAGGTTTTTTAATAAGCTACTCTATTCTTAAAAACACTGATTTAACAACTAATATTAGCAGTTTAATCAGAGATTTAATTTACGGTGGGGTAACATTAGTCGGATCAACAATTTTTGAAAAAAAGTTTAAAAATGACAAAACAAAATAATTTAAAATATTTATTCGAAAATATAACTAATGGTTGTGTTCTCGCTTTTTATCATGATGAGTGGTATTATCAATTTATACCTTTCTTTACAAGAGAAAGAAAAAATGAATTAGTGCCCCATCATTGTGGTATTGTGTATGAAGTAAATAAAAAAGAAAACAGTATTCACTTTATGTTTAGCGAACAATCATTTTCTGGAGCTAGATATAAAAAAGTATCAATTAACAAAATCAATGATAATTATTTTACTACCGATAAATATTTTAGACGACAAAATTTAATTACTTTGCATAAAATTTTAATGAGCCAAGAGCAAATTGCTAGGGGCATTGCCGATGCTAAACAACAAGTTGGCAAACGGTATGGCTATGAAAATTTAATTTTTGGTGCAGAATTTATAGAAAAAATTTTACCAAAAAGATTTTTTAATTGGCTAAACAAAAAACAAGGGGCAAGAGTTTGCTCTACACATGTTGCCTATAATTTAAAAAAAGCAGGTTTTATGTTGCCACAAGGCGACTTTTTAAGCCCTCTTGAAATAATAAAATTAAATATTTATTCATAATGTTTTTGTTTGATTTTTTATCTAAAATTAATGCAATTAATAGTTTTTTTAAATTAGTAAAATCTTTAAATAAGGTTTTACTAATTATTATTTTTGCAGTAATTTTTATATCAATTACTGGTTTTTTTATCATAAAAAAGCATTATGATAATTCAATTTATATTGATACAATACAAGATGAGCGGATAAGAAAAGAAATGCAAAATATTATAAAAAAATGTGGCAATAAATATGCAATAGGAATAAGTGTTGTTAGCACCGAAATTAATTCTAATTACTATGGCAAATTTAAAGAATTTTGGACTTGCAATCCAAATTTTAATCAAGAATGTTTATTGATTGATTTAACATTACAAGAAAAATACAGAACAGACTATAATATCGATGCTGATTCTTACGAGCTTTTTAAAAATATTGCTATTGAAAATGAGGTAAAAAAGTTAGATTTACAAACTTTTAATATTACAAAATATAGCGCAATTTATGATGTATTGACATTATCACCTAATTTTAATAATATCAAAACACTTTGGCTTGGTTGTGTAATGAATAATGAAAAAAAAATAATTTATGTGTTGTCAATGACAACTTGGGGAAATAAAGATTGTGAAAATTCAATTCTTTATTTAAGTAAATTAAAACAAAAATTACCAATATCAAAATTATGGCAATAATTTATATTATTACAATGCAAATTTTTACTGCAATACTAATTGTCGGATTAATTATTTATTCTACCTTGACAATGAAAAAAATGTTAATTAAAATAGAGCACGAAATTAAAAATCAAAAAGCTACTCAATCAATGTTAAATAAATTATTAGATGAGAAATTACCACAAAATGATTAAACTAATTTTTACTTTAATTTTTTTTCTTTTATATAATAAAATTTTATATGCCAAAAACTTTAATGTTAATTTAGGGTTGTCAACATTTTATGCAAACATTAAAGATCCTCGCTACACTTTTGTTAATAAATATGAAAGTGTTGGAAATGTTAATTTTAGTGCAGGCATAACAAAAACCTTTGATAAAATTAATATTACTTTGCAAACAAATCGTTTAGGCAACCATTATGTCAAAAGAGCAGTTATAAACAATAAAACTGGCAAAACTTTACAAAACCATTCAAAACTAACTGCCGATACTTTATTAGTTGGTTATAGATACAAAAGAATAGTTCCTGCTATGTTTTTATCTAATATAAAATTAGAAAAATCACTTTATTATAATAATATTTTACAAAATAAATCAAAACAAAATACTATTTTAACTGGCTTAAATTTAGCTTATTTTATTACTAAAAATATAAGCTCTTCTGTTTTTTATATTATGCCAAACAAAAAAATCTATTTAAAAGATAGTTTTGGCTTGGGAATTAACTATATTTTTTAAATATGAATACTTATATAATAGGAGCAGTTGTTATTGCATTTGTTGGGGCACTTGGCTATTGTGAAGTCCAAAAAAAACAAGAGATTAAAGAAGCAATAGAAAAAACACAAGAAGAAGAAAGGGTCTCTTGTGAAAATATGATAAGTCAGGCAAATTTGCAATCTAATAACAAAACAATCAAAACCATTATAAAATATGAAAAAGTTAAAAGCAATGTTTCTAATCTTGATGCTAATGAGCGGATTGAATTCTTGCAACAGCTACAAGCCGAAGATTTTAACATTGCAGACTAATAAAAATTGTTGTGCACAAATTCCAGACATTAAGATTAATGATGTTATGCAAAATGCAAAATATTTAACAGAACCTTTATTTGCCGATATTATAGCAGTTATATCGGTTAAAAAATGCGGTTGTATTGATAATGAAGCAAAAAAAAATGAGTGTTTTGCAAAATTTAAAAAGAAATAATTATGATTGAGATTTTATTAAAAAGATTATACACAAGCAATGGCAATGGTGCCACTATTGGTTATTTTACTACTCCCGACCGTGAAAAGTTAAATTTTGACCCTATTTGCTTTTCTCTTGAAAGACCGCTTTTATTTAATGGCAAAAACAATGTAAGAGATAATAAAACAACTAATAACAATGAAAGTTGTTGTATTAATATTGGCAAATATAAAGCAACACAAGTTTTATCGCCAAAATTTAAGAAAAAATATTATTTACTTGATAATGTAGAGGGCAGAAGTGGGATATTAATTCACCCTGCTAATAATATCACTGAATTATTAGGTTGTATAGCTCCTATTGATACATTTATTAATCAAGCAATCAAAAAAGTAGTTATTAAGGATAAATATCTAGGTGTAGATAGTCAAAAATCTTTAAATAGATTATGTGATTTTACAAAAAATGAAGACATATTATTAAATATTATTGATAATGAAAGCGAACTTGTTTTATCAAGATTAAAAAAGAAAAACCCTAACTTAATTATTACTTTATGAAAATTTTATTAGACATATATTTTAAATTTTTTAAATTGTTTTTTAATAAATTACCTATACCAACGAATAAAACTAACAAAAGTAATTGGGATTGGTTAAAATTAGATAAAAACGAAACTTTTACAAAAGTTTTAGGTGCTTTTGTTTTTTATGGTTTTTTTGGTATTTATTTAATTATTTTTAAATATTTAATAAACAGTGTTTTAATCTATAATTTTTTAGTTAAAATTAATGTTAATGAAGCAATAAATAAAATAGCTCAATTAAAATTAATATATAATGTTTTTGAAACAATTTATTTTATTGCTTGCTTTTTAACTTTATTTATTATTGTTAAAAATCATAACAAAAAACCTTTAATACAAAAAATAAAATGAAAATAGTAAAAATATTAGCTTTTTTAGTTGTTGTTTATTTATTAACAATAATGATAACCATAGCCTGTTTTGCCACAACAATTGATAAAGTAGTTGACGGTGATACTTTTATAATAAAAAAACCAAAACCTCCTGCCGATTTAATACAAACTAGCCATAGACTACAAGGCATAGACACTCCTGAAAGTTTAAAACAATTTGCAAAATGTCAAAAAGAAATGGAACTTGGCTTAAAGGCAAAACAATTTACAAATAATTTTGTTAAAGATAATGTTGATGTTGTTTATGTTGGCATTGACAAATACGGAAGATATTTAGTGCATATAATCAAAGGCAATATTAATCTAGCCGATGAGCTTGTTAAAAACGGTTTGGCTGTATATTATGATGGCGGAACTAAAACAAAAGATTGGTGTAAATAGTTAAAATAAACTAGGTTGTTTTAATTCTGTTTCAATTCTTTTGCAAGCTAAATCAAAATACTCGTTGTCAAGTTCGCAACCGATAAACCTACGATTAGTTTTGATACAAGCAACGGCACAACTACCGCTACCGCTAAAACCATCAAAAACAAGTTCGTCTTCATTACTACCAAACAATGTTAATTTTGATATTAAATTAATTGGTTTTTCGGTTGGGTGATTGTTTTCTCTTTTTGTCATATAATTAAATACTCTTGAATTATAAGCACCATTAAAACTAGCTCCTGTTTGCCTTATATGAACTATATATTCAACATCATGTAAGTAAGTTATGCCAAAAGGTCTACCTCCTTTTTTCCAAGTCAATAAATTAGTTTGCAATTTATTATCAAAACCCCAATTTAAAATTTCTGGAATTTGTCGAGTAGAGCAAAAACAATATAAATTAAAAAATTTTGATATGTTTTTAAATTGATTAAAAGTGTTTTTTATGTCAAAACTAGATGAGATTGTTTTAATAAAATTAATGTTGCTTTCTTTTTCATCAAATCCTTTATTGCCAGCAGAATAATCTAAATACAAATATGGCGGATCGGTAAGTATAAGATCAACCTTCTCTTGCATATTTGCCATTAATTCAAGACAATCGCCTTTGTATAAAGTTATTCTGCCATTTAAAAACTCTTGCTTAATCATATTATCCTAGTTATGTTATTCATTAAATTATTAAATTCTATTTTGCTATAATTTAATTTACTATGCCCTTGCTTTCTCAACATCTCAATTTTTGCTAATCTAATTATATCATTAGTCATTGTTTGTGATAGATTAAGGTTTTTTGCAATATCATATCTACTGAATCCAATATTATAATTTCTCACAACTTCTGCTCGCATTTTTTCGCTTTTTGATACTTCGTATCTTCTAAAAAAATCTTTAACAATATTATATTTTTTAATTAATTTTCTTGCAGAATTGATTGATATATTAAAATAATTTGCTAATTCTTTAACTGTTATTTTTTTATTTTGATTACTTAAATATTTAAAAATATCAATTTTTTTAATCTTTTTTGGCAATACTTTATAACTTTGCATATTATAAAATTTTAACAATCTTCGCATGCTTTCGAATCCAATATCAAAATGATTTGCTAATTCTTTGATTGTTATTCTTTTGTTTTTTTCAATAACTTTCAATATGTCGTTTTTAGTTATTCTATTTTTTATTAATTGCATATATTTATTTAATAAATGTTTTTAAATCCTCAATTCTTTTTATGCACCATTCTATTTTGTCAGTATTTACTTTTATTGCATTTTCTACACTGCCAAACTCTGTTTGTATAACACATAAAACAATTCCAGAAACTCCATTTTGCCAAGACAAAATAGCCTCTTGAAAGTTTTGCATATTGCATAAAACTTTTTCTATTTCGTTTTGTGCTTCCTGACTTGTTAATTGTTTTTTAATTTTCCTATAATTCATTTAAAAACCACTTATTTAATTATTATTTTACTTTAAGCCTTTAAAGTAAAATAAGAAAATTGTTATTTTACTTTAAGCCTTTAAAATAAAATAAGAATTTTTTTACAATCATATATTTTCTATTGTTTGTATTAATGATTTTTTAAAATCATCGAATGGCAAATTGTCTCGCAAATTTTTATCAAGCTCACATAACATTTTACTGCAATTTAAACTATGCTTAACTATATTTAAAACACTTTCTCTTGCTTGTTTTTCTAGCTCAATAGGGTCAATAACTTCTTTTGCAACTTTTTTTTGTGGCATATTAAAAATTGCATTATCAAAATTAGCAACCGCCTCAATTACTTCATTTGTTTTTAAGTCAAGATTAAAAGATTTTGTTGTTTCATTTTGCTGTTTTGTTAAATGCAAAAACAATATTGATATTGTTGTGTGGTCGAATTGACAATTGCTAATAATACCATATTCTTTAATGTATTTATTTTTTATTAGATATTCTCTAAATACTTTTTCTTGTTGCCTATATCCAATTCCCGGAAAGCAAAAATAATAACCTTCATTAGCAAGATTAAAAGATTTTAAAATAAATACAAAATCTAAAACACCAGTAATATTGCTTGTTTTAATCTTTTTTGCAAAATTACCAAGCATATTTGGTTCAACTTCTTTATCATAAAACTTACTTAAAAATTTATCATTGCAAATATATTGTTTTTGCTCTTCCGTTGGTTTTAAACTAAATGGATAATTAGCAATTACTATATCATATTGTTTATTAATATTGCAAGTAATAAAGTCTTGATTAAAAATGTTAATTTTTTCTGCAAAATTTTCTTTTGCAATACTAATTGCATTATCATTAACATCATAACCATCAATCATACTAATCTTATCTTTTATATTAAAAAGCAACTGTCCGCTACCTATTGCTGGCTCTAATATAGTTAAGTTATTGCCATTAATTTTTGATGCTAAAAAGTCTCGCAATTTACTTGGTGTTATAAATTCTGCTAATTTTTTAGCTTTTGCTCTTGTATCAAACTCTTTCATTTAAAAACAACTCCCTTACTTGTTGGTAATGCCTTTCACTTAAACCGCTTTCTTCAAGTGTTAAAAAGTTATTGTTAATAGCTCTATTAACAACCTCAATTTGTTGTTTTGTTAAAGTTATACTATCTATTTTAAACTTTTTGAAAGCTTGCCAAGTGATAGGGAATTTGTCGGCTATAATATCGGCTATTTTGTCGGCATACCATCTAATTTCGGCTTGTGCTGTGGAGTGCATTCTTAACTTAACAAAATGCAACCAGTTTCGCAAATTACCTTTAACAATGAAGGTTGTATTATAATTTAATGGCAAAACCATTCTAGCTTGTTCTTTACAAACATTATTATTAATTAAAAACTCGTATAATTCAAAAGAGTTCTCAAAATGCTCTTGTAATCTTTTTTCTATTAAAGATTGCATTTTATGATCTCTTTCAACTGCTACACTGCCTTGTTTATTTTTTTTAGATTGCATTCTTAATTCTGTTGGCATATAATAGTCTTTGGCAGGCTCTGTGTATCGTAAAGATATTTCGTTGTAAGAAAATGTTCTGTGGCGAAACCATTGTCTAGCAATAAAAATAGGGGCTTTCACCTCAAAAATAAGTTCCGCCATCTCAAACGGCGAAGAGTGGTCATGCTCCATTAAATAATTGATAAGATTTTCGCATTCTTTACCTTGATTAGCTTTGCCATAAGATATTCTAGCAGAATCTCCTATTGCTTGGTCGCTTCCCATGTAATCAATTAGTTTGATGTATTTTGTCATATATTTCTTATAAAATTGTTTCTATGTCTTTATGTTTTTATCTCAAAAATTATGTCAATGTTATTCATCACATTTTTACGATTTTCTGGTTGTTTATAAAACTCTACTATCTTCATTATTTCTGAATAATAAACTTTGTCCACATTAACTCTTAAAAATGGTTTTATATTAAACTCTTCAAACCCAAATTCCAATCTAGTAATGGGAAATTTTAAACCCCAAACCTTGCTAGTCTTGTGCAAAATAAAATCTATGTCTTTTAAAAGTTTCTCATCACGTTCATCGTTATACCAACGTATTCTAAAAATTTTTAGAAGTAAATTACGAGATAAATACCAAACAAAATCATCAAAATGCTTATCTTCTTTGTATTTCATTAGTTCTAATTTTGTCATATAGTTATTTTAATAAATTATTTAATTCTTGTGGTATTATTTTTATTAAACTTGTAAAATCGGCAAAACCTTTACCTGCATACTGTTTATAATCTTTAATTTTATCTAAATTTAAATAACAAATTACCATCATTAATCTTGATAAAATATTATGATTATCAAGATTTTTTAAATCATGCTTAATATCTTTTAAGTCTGGTTCTTTAAAATAATTAACATTATATTCTACATTTTTATATAAATTAGGGCAATTAATTAATTTATATAATGAATCAAGCAATAATTTATTATATAAATTAACTATATTATAGCAATTAAGTGTAAATATTTCTTTCCATAAATTTTGATCTGAATTATCTAAACGAAAAGCTGTTTGAAAAAAATCAGATTTTAATTCTTTATAATTAATTTTATGTTTTAATTCAAAAGATATATATTGTGGTAAATGCGAAATTAATGTATAAATCTCATCATGTTTTTTTGCATCTAAATAAAGATGTTTAGCTTGAATTTTAATAACAATATCATATAATTGATTAACACATTTTATATGAGTTCTTTCTTCTTCTTTTTTTTCATATCTAAATGGGCAAATAACAAATTTTTTATTGACAAATAAATTTTCGCAAGAATTTTCATAGCCTGTAAGGTGCGATCCTGCAATGGGGTGGGCGGGCACAAAATTAGCAGGGAGATTATTAAAAATTGCAGGGTCAAAATTTAATTTTATACTAGTAAAATCAAGCTCGGCAAAATTTTTTAACGAACCAACATCAAAAATTAAAGCATTTTTATTGGCGAATTTAAAAATTGTTGGCAATATATCAAGATAAGTTGATATGGGGCAAGCAATAACAATAATTTTTTGTTTAGCAATTTGTTTTTTGTTTAAATTATAACAAATTTCGTTAGCAACTTGTTGCTGTAAAGCTAAATTGCAAGAGTTTTGGTTGGTATCAAACACAGTAATGTGTTTTGCAATTTCATATTTTTTAAAGGCTTTGGCAAGCGATCCACCAATTAAACCTAAACCGATTATTAAAGCATTCATATAGTTTATTTAATTAAATTGTGTTTTTTTAGAATATTTATAGCTTCCTCAACAGAGTAGGCTACATAATAAAATTTAGTTCTGCTATCTAAATACAAATTTTCAAAATCTTTTTGTTCTTTTGTTTGTTTATTCTTTCCAGCTTTAAATTCAATATAAAGAGTAAAATCAATATTATCTATATTTTCTATTGATCCTCTATAACAAAATTCATAATCAGGCAAACCTTTTTTTGCCCCTTTTCTTTTTAACAAAGCACCAGTTGTTAAACTTCTGTTTTCGCCAGAAGTAGAATAATGATAACGGTTTATTTTTAATTGATTATATGAAATTAAAGCTGTTATTTGTGTATTAAAATTAATATGCAAATAACCCTCTTCACCAATACCTATTCTCTTTCCCATTTTTTAACTAATTGATAAATAAAAATAAATGGCATTACTAATGCAATTGCCACTAAAACCAACATAATGCCTAGCATATGAAAAACATTAAGGTTGTAATTAAAAAAAATATTAATTTTTTTCATATGTTCATTATTAAACTTTTTATACTGTCTATTTTTGCTTCGCATTGTCTATAAAATTTATCTTCATTAAAGGTTTTGCCTTTGTTAGCAAGATCTTGTTCGGTTTTTTCTAATGTATTCAAACCAAGTATTCTTAAAGCTTCTAAATGATTGTGGCATTTATTAATATATGGTTGAAAAAACAAATAATTTTTATCATTAATAATCCAACTATCTTCTGTTTTTTCTGCTATATCTTGGTAAAAATACCAACAAGATAAAACAATCGTTGTTATTGCTTTTGGCACTTTATAAGCTTTTGCTTTTTTATCTAAAAAATGATTATAACATTGCAAAATTGTTTTATTAATAGATCTTGATAATTTGTCAAAAAGTTTCTCATCAATATTGTTTTCACTTACAAATTGATTAACAAAATCAATAGATTCTTTACTAAAAATGTTAATTAATTCAGTTTGGCTATGATAACCTTCTTTAATCTCTTCATTATCTATTGCAAAAACATCGTTTTCAAAAACAAATTTTAACAACAAAGGCACAAATAATATTAATCTCAATTGTTTTTCACTGTAATACATATTTTATCTCCAATTATCATAAAAATCTAAAATTTTGGCAATAAATTTAAATATAAAGTAAAAAAACCAATAATTAACTGCAAATACACCAACCCAATAATAAATAGAAAAATTTAATTGAGTTTTTAAAAATCTATCTAACAATGTAAAAAATTCATTTACTTTTAAAGCAAGCAATACAAATTCTGCTATTATTACAATAGCTATAATTCTTTTTAACCAAAGTATAAACGATGTTTTAACAATGTTTTTTAAATATATCATAAACAAATTAAAATAATGGTAAATATTATACAAAAAATAACAAAATTTTGAGCCGAATTATCAATGCTTTGCTGTTGTTGTTTTATTCTTGTTAAGCTTTTTTCTAATAAAATAGTATATTCTTTATTTGTCATATTTTTTAGAATATGATTGTTTCAAAACTTCATATTCAGCTTGCAAATCTCTATTATTTGCTTTGTCATCTTTATATTTATCAGGATATCTTTTTTTTAATTTTTCAATGTTTTTTGACAAAGCCTCTTCCCAAATATCGCCAAATTGATTTTTAAATTCGTTATATAACTCTTGCAAAGGCTCTATAAAATTTTTGTCAATATCTAAAAATTTGTTATAATAAACTACTTTTTTAAAGTTGTCTTCAATTAAAGCCGCTTTTTGTTTTATAATAGTCAAATCTTGTAAATTAGCAGGTTTTTCTATTACATAATCAAGATTAATAGTCTTTTTTTCAATAACTTGAAAATAATCATTCATTAAGTTAATATACCAAGCACAATCCCCGACCTCTTCGATTATATTAATTTGATCGGCATTGTTTATAGCATCTTCTAATTCTTTAATTTCGGAGTTAATATAAATGCCGTGTAAAAGCCTTAATCTATTTTTCATCAATATTCTTTTGGCAACATCATCATAAGTTAACATTTCCGTTTTTAAAGCAAGTTGTTGATAGTCTCTAAAATTCATATTTATTTTGTATTTTCTTTTGCTAATTCTTGTATTTTAACTTTTGCCAAATCTTGAATTATTTTTCTCTCTTCTTGGTTAAGTTCAGGGTAATGTTTTTCAACATCTATAAACTTCATAAGTTTAGTAAAATCATTGCAATTATTCACTAATTTTTTGATATTTTCTAACATAAATTAGTTTTGATTTTCTTGATTATTTTTTTTATTTTTAACACTTTGTAAAAACTGTTTTAAAGCATATCTAGTAATGTAAGATTTGGTTCTGTCTAATTCTTTACAATAATTTTCTAATTCTTGAAAAATTTCGTTATTAAGTGCAAAAGAAATTACTTGTTGTTTTTGTTTTTGTTGTTTTGACATATGTTTTAATTGTTAATTGTTGATAGTTTGGTTTTTAAATTTTCTAATTCTTTTTCTTTTTTAGAAATTAAATAAGAATAATATAAATTTTTATTTAAAAAAAGTCTAAATTTTTGTATTTTATTATTAATGTCGCAAACAGGTATAAAATCAATATTTTTTATTTCATCTAATTTTATTACAATCTCATGTAAATAAAATTGATCAAAATCATCGCTAAAATCATCAAAACGAATATGTACATAATCTTTTAAGTATTTTAATGGAATTTTATTAATTGTAAATTTTCTTTCTAAAAAATTATCAATAGGATCTAAAAACACTGTTCTGCCAATATAAAATTCTTTTAAAATATTTTCGTTCATAATTATTTGTTATTTAATTAATTAAAAATTATTAATAAGTGCAGTATAGATTTTGAGAAGTTTCTTCACATTGTCTAATTATACCTGTTGCATCAACTTGTTCTGGTTTATACATTAAATCAATTTTATTTATACATTTTTCCATAAATTCGATTCTTTTATCAACATCGCATTTCATAGGTTTGCTTAAATTATGTTTTGCAAAAAAAACATTATATATATTGAATATTAGATTAAATATTAATAATGTTATTAAAATATTTTCTTTCATATGTTTTATTTAGTTAATTAAAAAGCCACCCCAACGGTAATAATTGCATCAAGATTTTGCAATCTTGGATCCAAAGGGCTTTCAATTGTTATTGCATTTTCTATATTAAGATTTAATTTAACACAAGCTTTATTGTTATCATTATTTAACAATTGATTATCAGCAGTTAAATATAAATCAAATAATTCTTTTGAAATATTTTGAAATAAATATTTAGAAAAAATAAGGTTTTCATCTGCTAAAATTATCAAAAGATTAAATTTTTTTTCCATAGGTTAAAAGTTTTATTATAAAATTGTTATTATTGTAAATATTTAAAAAGCTAATTTATCCGTATATTTCCACCTATGCTTTTTGGATGATAACCGCACGACTAAATTCACACTATGG